ATTCACTGCTGGATTGGATAAATATGAAAAACTCACAATAGGTAAACTATTGAATGATCTACAAATTATTGAATCTAATGAATTAACTAGAAAAGCGGCACAAATGCCTCGTAAAGATCCATTTGCTGTTTTAATTCATGGTTCATCATCTATTTGTAAATCTCAGCTTAAAAATATATTATTTTATCATTATGGCAAAATATTTGGTCACCCTGTCACCGCTGATTATATGTATACTAGATGTCCTACCGATGAATATTGGTCAGGATTTAATAGTACACAATGGTGTATAGTTATGGATGATATAGCCTTCTTGAGACCAACTGGTGAAGTTGATCCGACATTAAAAGAAATGTTACAAGTTAAGAATTCTGTTCCATATTGCCCCCCCCAAGCGGCCTTAGAAGATAAGGGTAGAACGCCTGTTCGAGCTGAATTGCTCATTGGTACAACCAATACAAAACATTTAAATTTACATGCTTATTTTGCATGTCCTTTTGCTATTGCTAGAAGATTGAGTTATATCATTACTGCAGTTATTAAACCAGAATATTCCAAAAATGGAATCATGGCAGATTCGGCTAAAATTCCTGAAACTCTGCCCGGTGAGTATATGAATATTTGGAATTTTGTAATTTCAGTACCTAAACCTGCTACGGAAGAGAACGTAGACAACCAAGGTACAGTTTATAAAGAATTACATAAATTTGATAATATTTATGATATGTTAGCCTGGTACATTTCTGCTGCTAAAGATCACGAAATTTCTCAAGAAAAAGCTTTGAGAGCGGATAATACAATGTTTGAAATGGAAATTTGCACTAAATGTTACCACCCAGCTAATTTTTGTGAATGCGTAGTTGCACAAAGTGGAGAATTTATTGAACAATCTCAAGAAGAGACTGAAGAAGATTCTATCGCTAAGGAATTGCGCATTGGTGAATATACATGGTGGTTTAAGGTTAAATTATGGTTTATCACACAAATTATTCAGTATGAAATCAAGGAAATTAATTTTAATATTAGTATGTATAATGCTTTACTATTATTCATAACTATGTTGTTTTATTTGCCTAACATTTTATTTCGAATGATCTGCGTTGGTATACCATTATGTCTACTTTATAAATATATTTGGTTAATATTGGCATATTATTTTCAATACTCTCTTGGATGGTATTGGAAATATAAACTTGGTAAATTGCTATTTTCATCAGATTTACAAATTGCACGTTTTATCTTTTATACTAAAGGAGATAAGATACATAGTACCTTTACATCAGCTAGGTTAAAGAAATTAGCTGCTTTTTGTGCTGTTCTGGGTGCCATGTGCGTATCTTGGGGTTTAATATCTAGGAAAAAGAATTTAGAAATTAATGATCTTAAAAAGGAGCTTGAGACCACATCTGAGAATCTTAGAGAGAATATCAGGAAAATGGATGATATTCCTCGATTGTATATTGATGCATGGAATAAATTAAGGAATGGTGAAGAAAGTAACTATCCACCAGCTGAAGAAGTGACCTATAAAGTTTTAAAAGAAAATTTTGAAACTATGTATAGGGAGCAAGGTTCAGTTGGTAGTGTACCTGTACCATCAAATTATGAAAAACCTACATTTTATTATCAAGATCCGTATTCTATTACAGAAGTTGACATCTCTAGTCAATCCAAAACTGTTCAAGGTAACATTCTTGAAAAGAAAATTGAAAGGAATGTAGCTAAATTAAATTTTAGATTTGATGATACACCTACTGGACATGGTGCTTTCACTAATGCTTTAAATATTAAAGGGACATTATGGCTTCTCAATAAACACACTTTCCGACAAACTTCGTGCTTTAGCGGTGTTGTGGATGTGACTATTGAAAATGTAGAACAAAATGTTTCTCGAAATGTTAAAAATATTAGATTTTCCAAGAAAGATATTATATGTTCAGATAATGTAGATTTAGCAATTATCGATATTCGTGCTCTACCACCTGGTCAATCTCTAGTTGAGTACTTTCCTAAGAAAGATCCCCTGCGAGGTATCTACTCGGGTGCTTACACTATAATTGATAAATTTGGTAATAAGCGTGTGGCCAAAGCAAGTAATGTACAATTATCACGTTGTTTATTTTTTAATATCCCTGCATATCATGGTAATGTTGAAGTCCCCACAAAGGTTGGGGAATGTGGTTCACCATTGATCATATATGCCGGAAACTCTAAAGTTATTGGAGGTATACATACATCTGGTGCAGTTAATGGTAATTTCTTTGCTCAAGTAGTGACTCAGTCAATGCTTGAACCACTTATGAATAATTATGTTCCTCAAGTAGATTGCAATGAAATTATACCCATTTCTGCTAAAGATTACAATCGATCTTTAATTCCTGTTCATAATCGATGTACTTTGCGGTGGGTGCCTAATGGTACTGCAACAATGTATGGAAGTTTTACGGGTTTTAGACCAAAACATACTAGTAAAGTTAAGAAAACATTTATTAGAGATGAAGTGGTCAAAGATGGTTATAATGACATATGTGGCGCGCCCGATATGTCTTGGAAACCCTGGAATAAAGCTATATTAGATATGACGAATCCTAATCATGTATTTGATAATAGCGTAGTTGATGAGTGTGCTGACGCCTTTTTTAATGATATTATTAGGTTGTTGCCTAAAGAGGAATTAAAGAAAGTTGAGGTGTATACTCAGGATGTTGCACTTAATGGAGTCGCTGGTGTAACTTTTGTGGATAGATTGAATATCCGCACGAGCGCTGGTAATCCATATAAACGTAGTAAATTAAATTTTATCACTTTGGATGATAATAATAAAATTGTTGCGATTGCAGATACAGTTCAGGAGAGAATTAACTTGATAGAGGAAACTTACTCTGCGGGAAAAAGGTTCCATCCACAATTTTGTGCTCATTTGAAAGATGAACCAACACCTCAAAAGAAAATAGATGCAGGGAAAACGAGAGTTTTTACTGGTGGTGAATTCGCCTGGAGTGTTGTAGTGCGTAGATATCTTTTATCTCATATCCGTTTAATTCAAAATAATCCTTACATTTTTGAAGCTATGCCGGGTATTGTAGCTCAGTCTACCGAGTGGACTGATTTATACAATTATCTGATATATTTTGGAAAAGATAGGATTATTGCAGGAGATTATGGTAAGTTTGATAAAAAGATGGCTGCGCCCTTTATCTTAGCTGCGTTTCGTATCCTTCGAAAGATTGCCGAAAAAGCCAAGTGGTCTGAGGAAGATTTGAAGTACATTGATTGTATTGCTTATGATACTGCTTTTCCATGTATTGATTTCAATGGTGATTTAATTGAAATTCAGGGGAATCCATCAGGGCACCCACTTACCGTCATCATTAACTGTTTAGTGAATAGTTTATATATGCGTTATGCTTATAAATTAATATCCAAGAAACCATTGAACACTTTTAAAGAAAATGTTCATTTGGCTACATATGGCGATGATAATATTATGGGTGTTTCTAAAGATTGTCCTGAATTTAATCACACTAAAATCATGTATGCTATGAAGGTGATTGGTGTAGAATATACTATGGCCGAAAAAGAAGCAGAGTCTATTCCATATATCCATATTGATGATTCATCCTTTTTGAAGAGGCGTTTCGTAGAAGATGCAGATCTTGGAGCTATTGCTGCCCCTCTTGATCATTCCTCGATTGATAAAATGTTGACAAGTCATTTGGATAATGGTGTTTTAGCGACA